TAGTGCGCGCCGCTGATGTAGACCACGACACCCTCGCGACGCGGCGCCCAGTTGATCCAGCGCTCGGCACGGATGCCGACCATGTTCATCTGCCAGAGGCTGACGAAAACGGTATTGGCGACCGGCGGATTGGTCGGGGCGCTGTCCATCTGCAACGAGGCTTCGCGGCTCACGTCGATCGTGACACCGCCATCGTCGGCCAGGAAGATCTCGCTCGCCTTCGCCAGCACGATGATGCTGGTCGTCTCGTTCGGCGAACCCGCGTTTGCCTTGGGCACGCTTTCCGAGGTGATGACCGGGAGGCCGAACAGAGTGCCGCCCTGGGCGTTGATCGCCGGGAACTCCGGCTGGCCGAGCGCATTGACCATGAGCGACAGCGAGGTAGCCATCGTCTCGGTCATGATCCAGACAGCGCCAGCGCTCGACAGGTTGAACTGCACGAACTTGGCGAAGGCCATGCGCACGTCGTGACGCAAGTCGTCCGCCGTGGGGCCGCTGGCGACAATGACTTCGGCGCCGTTGGTGATCGACGCAGGATTGACGCCAGCGTTCGCCGTCTTGGTCGGGTCAATGAACGCGACGTCCAGGAACTGCGCGGTCTGGTCGATCAGGTCCTGGCGGATGACGGCTTCGGCCGAGGGCGTCGACAAGCGGGCCAGTTCTTCCGTGATGACCACGATGCCGGCCGTCTTCGTGAAGTCGAGTGTCACGTTACCGAACGACAGCGCGGAGACGGGCTTCGGTGCGCCCTGACCAACCCAGCCGATCGTGCTGCCGCCGGTTTGCTTCGGCATCTTGATGTTGAACGGCACGCGGCGCAGGCCGGGAATGCGGCCGATGATCGTCGCCGGCCGCAACAGCTCAATGAACTCGTTCGTCATCTGCTGGTACGGCACCAGGGCCGAGGCCCAAGTCGCGTCCGTCGTGGTGCCAGCGGCTACCGCCGCACGCAGTACCATGCCGACCTCGGGAGTTGTATCGTCCCAACGCTTCGACATCTCGGCAGCGTGGACCGTGCTGCCTTTCGAAACCGCCAGCGCCTGCACGTAGCGGGTGAAAGCGGTGCCTGCCGGAAGTTTGGACTTCGCGAGCACGATTTCCGGGCTGCGCGCGGCGGCGCCTGCGGCAACCGTGGTGACACCGCCAGCAGCGACAGCAGCAGCGGACTTCACGAGCGTCTTGGCGTACTTGTTGAGCCGATCGAGATGCGCGTCGATCGCGTCGACCTCGCCGGACAGGGTGTCGTATTCCTCGGTTTCCGCCGTGTCGAGCGTGGCGCCGGCATCGGCGGCCTTCGCCATGATGGCTTCCATGCGGGCCGCCTTGGCGGCGCGCTGGTCCTGGAATGCCTTGATCTGTTCCTGCACGTTCATGGGTTTGCCCTCCTGGGGCTTGAGCTTGGGAATGGACTTGCTGACAGCCGAGGCGCCGGCGGGAGGGAGCGTTACGACGCTGAGCGGCTTGTGGCCGGACGCGGCCCGCTGCTGGGCGTCGTAGGACTTGATCGTGGTGATGGAGCAATCCGCGTTCGCGGGAATGGTAACAGCACTCAGCTCGAGCAGTTCCCATTCGAGGTACTTGTAGCCGTAGGTGCCTTCGATCCGGGCCGACTCCAGCGGCAGGAAGCCGATCGACAGGCCGCGAACCAGGGTGGACTTGATCGAGAGCCAGGCCGTGTCGAGCCGCGCCTTGAGTTCGCCGTCCTCGGCGATCACCGCCAGTTCGCAGTCGACCTCGACAGTCGTTTTCGTGGTGCGGATCGCTATCACCCAGCCGATGGGCTGGTCGGTGTCGTGCTGCCACAGCAGGGGAACCGGCAGCTTGGCCTTCATTCCGTCGGGCATCACGACGTCGCCGTAGCGGTCCGCGGTGATCGTGCTCGCCACGCCGGTGAATCGGCGCTTGCCGCCGCTGTCGTCGACAGCCTTCAGCTCGAGAGTGGCGTAGGCGCGCTTTTGCATGGCTGTCTCCTGCGGGTCAAACAAACAGAATCTGGTATGCCTTCGCCGCCTTTGGCATTCCAACCGCGGCGCCGAGCGCCATGATAAGCGCGATTGCGGCGTCGATCTTGTTGATGCTCCTGACCTTGGTCAGCCAGTGATTCCCCCACCGGTCGCCCTCGGTCACGGCGGAAAGTATGGCAGAGACTAGCACCGGGTTCCGCAATAGGCGCAGCCTGCCTTCGAGCAGCGCTTCTTCGAAGTGCTTCACTGACCCAGGCATCCAGAGCCCTTCGGCCTCTTTCTTCGCTGCCTCGGCGGCCTTTTTCATGGCCTCGGTCGGCCGGCCCTTGCGCATTCCCCCCTGGGGATGCTCGGCGTATTCCAGCTTCACACCCATCTCGGCCACGACCTGTTCGAACTTGGCGAAGGCGTAGCGATCGTAAGCCAGCAGCTGAATGTCGTAGTCGCGGCTGTACTCGATCAGGCGCTGCGCGACATGGACATAGTTGATGCTCTCGCCCGGCGGGGCATGTATGTAGCCCTTCTTCTTCCAGACGTTATAGGGGATCTTGTCACGGATGACGCGAGCCTCGAGGGTATCGCCAGGAGTCCAAGCCTCAATCCATCCGTCGTAGGTTGGCTTGCTGACGCCTTCCTGCATCATCTCGCCCGTCTCGACAATGAAACCGGCGGCGGTGATATCGCGGTTCTGCGACAAGTCCAGTCCAACGTACAGCTTCTTTTTGTGGTGGATGGATATGTCGAAGTCGGCCAGGCGCAGCTCGACCGGTTCGCGCGTCATCCAAGCCGTCTGCGCATCGGTCCACATGCAGAAGTGAAGCCGGAGCACGCCGTTGAGCTGACCGGGGATCATCTTCGCGGTTCGGACCAGTCCGGCCAGGGTTTCCTCGGTGATCGTAATTCCGAGCAATGGATTGGCCTTGATCCAGCAACTCGGGTCGTTCAAAGGGTCGTCGCCTTCGTCAAGGCTGCAAACGAAAGAGAACACGGAATCGTCGAGCGGTTCGCCCACGAACTTCGGATCGTTCACCGCCTCGGTATGGCCTGCTGCCACGTTTACCGCATTCTGGTGCTCCTCCCATGCGATTGAATTGCGGTCTGTCCCGCTGTTCGTAATCATCAGCAGCAACGGCTGTCGACGGAATTTGAATCCGCGCTCGAGCGTTTCGAGAATCGTGCGGTCCGGCAGCTCGTGGACCTCGTCGCATAGGACGAAATAGGGACGCGGACCAGACCCCGTGCGGCCTGTGTCGCGCGAGACGGTGCGAAAGAAGCTGGCCGACGCGTGGTGCGCGATGTTGAACTCGCGGCCGGGTCCGCCGGAAAATGCCAGCCGCTTCGATAGCGCCGGGGACTTCTTCACCATCTTCACAGCATCGGCGAATAGCACGCCGGCCTGGTCGCGCTTGGCCGCGGCGGCATAGACCTGGGCGCCTGGCTCATCGTCAGATGCTAGCCCCTTCAAGCCAATGCCTGCAGCCAGCGGGGACTTACCGTTACCCTTCCCTTGCTCGACGAAGGCGCGACGGTACCGCCTCGTGCCATCCTTGCGCTTCCAACCGAACAACGACCCAATGATGAATGCCTGCGAAGGGTGCAGCAGGAATGGTTTTCCCTCGAACTGCCCTTCCGAGAGACGCAGGACCGTTTCGAAGTAGCGGAACGTGCGTTCGGCCTCGTCGTGGTCGAACCAGAGCCCGCGCTTGCGGCCTTCCTTCAGGTCCAGCAGGTGCCGTCGGCAGGCGTTGCGGACATGCGGCCCGGCGACAATCCGGCCGGCGACGACGTCCAGCGCGTACGCCTTAGTTCGGTCGATCGCCCTTGCCGAAGAATTCGTCGGCGCCGTCGCCTTGCTCGCCTTCGCCATGCGGGGTCACTCGGGTTTCGTCCACCGGCGTCGCGCCGAGTTTCGACAAGAGTACGCCAAGCTGCTGGGATCCGCTGACGGTCACCTCGCCAGCGTTGAGTTTGGCACCCCAGTGGCAGGCCAGGCGGAGCAAAGGGCGATGCGCGGCGTTCAACCACGGCAGATTTTCCGCCAGCTCGTGCCAGACCTCGCATTGCTCGGGCGTCATCGTCGCGTAGGGGTTGCCCACGGCGCGCTTGATCGGCGACGCCTTCCGATCGCGGAAGCGCTGCGGATTCTTCGCCGCGGCGCCGCTCACGACGGCCTTCAGTTGCGGGAGACGATTGTTTGCCATTTTGGCCCAATTTTGAAACGTGGACGTGTGAATTTAGG